CTAACGACTACGACGACACCGCGGCTCTGGTCGCGGAACTGGACCTCGTAATTAGCGTTCCGACTGCCGTATGCCACTTGTCAGGTGCGCTCGGGAAGGAATGCTGGGCACTTACGCCATTGCGCCCGACGTGGTTCTGGTGCCTAAAGGATGGCGCGATGCCGTGGCACTCTTCCATAAAAATCATCCGCCGTGCTGACGAGAACAGCCCGGAGAAAGAAGTAGAACAAATTCGGCTGATGCTTGAGGAGAGACTGTGAAAGTCTGCATTGGCTACGACATCCGTCAGCCAATCGCATTCCAAGTGCTAGCGCACTCCATATGGTCGTTCGCGTCCAAGCCTGTCGAGATAGTGCGCCTCGACATCAGACAGATGCCGATCAAGCGCACGAGCCTCACCGAGTTCACCTACTCGCGCTACTGCGTACCTTACCTGTGCGAGTACCGCGGGACCGCTCTATTCCTTGACGCTGACATGCTGGTGCTGGATGACATCTGGAAACTCGACGCCATCGCGAGAGACATGCCGCACTCTGTCTGCGTCGTTAAGAACCAGCTCAGATTCGAGTGGCCTAGTCTGATGTATTTCCACAACGAGCGTTGCCGCGCGCTGACGCCAGAGTACATCGAATCTGGAAAGCCTCAGACATTGCAGTGGGCAGTGAACGGAGTAGGAGAACTGCCGCCAGAGTGGAACCACTGCATCGGATACGACGAGCACAATCCTAACGCGAAACTAGCGCATTACACGGCCGGCGTGCCGTGCTGGCCTGAGACGGCGAAGTGTCGCTTCTCTGCGGAGTGGAAAACTATCGCCAAGGATGCGGCATCGACCGTGCCTTGGGCAGACCTGATGGCTAAATCAGTTCATGCAGAACTGGTCACTTCAGGAAGGATTGCCGCGTGAGCCTACGAATTCATGCCGGTTGCGGAGACAAGATTCTTGAAGGCTACGTCAACGTTGACATCGCTCCCAGCAGGCGCGGCATAGTGCCTGATGTGGCGTGCGATCTTCGCAAGCTGTCATTCGATGACGAGAGCGCAGACGAAATACTGTCGGTGCATGTCGTGGAGCACTTCTGGCGCTGGGAAGTGGATGCAGTTCTGAAAGAGTGGGTGCGCGTTCTGAGGCCAGGCGGGAAGATGATTCTCGAATGCCCGAACTTGATAAGTGCCTGCGAGCAGTTCCTCGCGGACCCTGACACTTTCTCATCTCCAGGGAAAAACGGGCAGAGAACGATGTGGGTGTTCTACGGCGATCCGAGCTGGAAGGACGCTCTCATGGTCCACCGCTGGGGGTACACGCCGAAGTCGTTAGCGGCTCTGATGATGGAGGCCGGGCTTGTGAACGTCAGGCAGGAGCCGGCGCAGTTCAAGCTGCGCGAGCCAAGGGATATGCGCGTGGTAGGGGAGAAACCTCGTGCATAACCAAGTGAGAAGCTTCGTCGCCGGGCACCTGGGGAAGCTGAAAGGCGAGGTTCTGGAGGTTGGCTCATTGAACGTAAACGGATGCGTGCGCGATCTGGTGCCGTGGGCCATCGGGACTGACATGCGCGCAGGGCCAAACGTGGATGTAGTCGTCCCGGCAGAGAACCTCATTGAGCACTTCGGGGAAAACGCCTTCGACGCCGTGATGACGCTGGATGCGTTCGAGCACATCAAGGACTGGCGGGCGTTAGTCACGAATATGTGGGGCGTGCTGAAGCCGAACGGCTGGCTCGTCATCACGATGGCGAGCCCAAGCAAGGGGCGCCACGCCTACCCGGACGATTACTGGCGCGCGGACTGGGACATGATCGGCCAAATCTTCCCTGACGCCGACGACATGGGCTCGCTTGGCGTGTCGATGGGTTGGACCGTGCAGAAGAGGCGCGAGTTGCCTGACCTGTCGAAGATTGAACTCATCCCGGTGCCATGATTTTCGTCCTGAACAATTCCTTCACGTCGAGCATTCTGCGAGGTGAGCACATCGCTGCTGCGTTGAAGACGAGGTGCTACTTCGGAGACCTGTGCGGCACGCGCAACGATAAGGTCGTCATCGTCAAGGAAGCCGACCGCGGGCTGGTTGAGGATGCCAAAGAGCGCTCGAACCAGATCATCTACGACGTGATCGACTTCTACGCCAAGGACCGCGTATGTCCTTTCGCCGATCTCGTGGATGTGCTCATCGTCCCCAACAAGGCGTGCATAGCGTTCTACAGGCAGCACTTCCCGAAGGCTGCGATGGCGGTTATTCCGCATCAGTGGGACTACAGGATTACCGGGAGCGCGCCGCAGGACTATTGCCGCGTTGGCTATATCGGCAAGGGGTTCAACAAGCCCGCGTTCTGGAACGGGCTGGCAGCTACGAACTCAGCGCAGTTCCTGCAAGCGGCTCCGATGCTGAACCTGCACATCGCGTTACAGAAGCGAGACGGACGCGCCGGGCCGCTCAAGCCTAGCACCAAGATTTCCACCGCTGCGGCTGTCGGCGCGAACGTCGTGACATGGGACGACCCTGGGGCGGTGGAACTGCTTGGGAGCGACTACCCGTACATGGTTCGTGACGGCGAGGACGCTCCAGAGGCGATCCACAACGCGCAGAAGAGTTTCGGGAGTTCTGTGTGGAAGCGCGCTCGAGAGCGCATGCGCGACGTGAAGGAGAAAACGTCGCTTGATGCAGTGGTCAAACTGTACCGACGCCTGGACGAAGGAGACAGCGCCATGCTTCTGAAGGAGGCCGCATGAGCATCACTACGCACAGTGAATTGAAGTCGCGGGCGTCAGAGTGGCTTAAGCGCGCAGACCTCAGTGCATACCTTGATGACCTGGTTATGGCCGGGGAGAAGTGGATCATGCGCAACGTCCGAGCGACGGAGATGGAAACTGCGCTCAACGTCACCATCGCTGGTGGCGTTGCCACCGTCCCTACCGGCTTCCTGGGGGCGAAGGTTCTCTACGTCGATGGCTCGCCAGCGAAACTCATCCGCCCGATGGGGCTTCAGCAGTTGTTCGAGAAGTACCCGGTGCGCTCTTCCAGTGGCAAGCCGAGTTTCTTCGCGCACAGCGCAGGCACGCTCGAGTTCGGACCGTACCCTGATAGCACGTATACGGTGAAGGGCACGTACTACAAGCGCCAGGGGCCGCTATCTTCTGCGGTCTACTTACTTTTCCTCAACAATCCTGACCTGTACCTCTTCGCGACTCTCTGCGAGGCCGAGCCGTTCATGAAGAACGACAAGCGCATCCCGGTGTGGAGGGACAAGCGCGACGCTATTGCCGTTGACATCAATACCGAGGCCCAGGGGATCGCATTCTCCGGCGGCATGACGATCACGCCAGCATGAGGCTGAACGTAAAGCTGAAGGGGTACGCGCCGGACTTGGACCCGGCTACGCCAGGGATATTCACGAACGCGGTCTCAGTTATTCCGTCAATGCGCGGGCACAAGGCAGCTCCGTCCCCGCAGGATACCGGGCTCGCGGCGTTGGCTGCGGCGTGCAAGGGCGGAGCGGTCATCAGGAAACTGGATAACTCTTCCAGGCTGTTCGCAGGCACAGCGACAGCGATGTATGAGAACGTCAGCGGCACTACGTGGACAGACCGCACGCGCGCCGTGGGAGGGGCGTATGCGTTGGGCGACGCGAACCGATGGCGAGTTGCACAGTTCGGAGACGCCACGCTTTTCGCATCCAAATCGGACACGCTTCAGTTCACCACAAGCGGGGCGCTCGCTAACGTCACTGGGGCGCCGAAGTCGGAGATCGTGGAGACGGTAGGCCAGTTCGTCATGCTCCTGAACACGAACGAAGCGACATTCGGGGATTCGACCTCGAGGTGGTGGTGTTCCGGCATAGGCGATTACACCGTTTGGACGCCAGCCATCTCTACTCAATGCGCTACAGGCTTACTAAGCTCATCGCAAGGGCCTATCCGCGCAGGCAGGCGACTTGGAGATTCAATGGTCGCCTACAAAGATAAGTCCATGTTCATCGGGCAGTACGTCGGCCCTCCGGTGGTGTGGGACTGGCGAGAAGTTTCGGATACGGTAGGAGCGCCGTGCCAGGAGGCGGTAGTTCCGATCTCCACTCGCGCCGGAGGTACCGCCCACATCTTCATGGGGTTCCACGACTTCTACTACTACGACGGCGCGCGTCCTATTCCGATTGGCAACCCGCTCAAGAAAACGGTGTTTGATTCACTGCAGAAGACATACCGCTATAAGACGTGGGCGCTGCATGACCCAATTGATTCATTGATCTACTTTCACTTCGTTTCATCGTCAGTTGGAGATATAGATGCCTGTGTGGTCTACAACTACCGCAAAGACGAGTGGGGTACTGATCCAAGGGTGATTGAAGCAGCGGTGGAGTTCATCACCGCTGGAGTAACTTACGACGGTCTAGGAGCACTGTTCGCGACCTATAACACTGACATCCCGTTTGCGTATGACTCCCCATTCTGGGTCACTGGCTCGTCGCAACCAGCAATATTCAAGGCTGACCACAAGATTTACACGCTGACCGGGACTCCTGGTGCAGCCAGTTTCACATTGGCAGAACTTGGAGATGATGGCCCATGTTCAATGGTACGCAGGGTGCGCCCGAGGTACATCACGGCACCATCGTCCGCTTCTTTGGACAACGCATACAAGATGCGCGCCGGAGATTCTTTCACGAACGACGGTACGACCACGCTTTCCTCTGGACAGTTCGACGTGATGCGAGAGGCTAGCTGGCATCGACTCACTCACAACTCAAGCGGCGACATGGAACTGGCCGATCTAGCCATCGACTTCGAACCAGGCGGCGAAGAGTAATGCGGATCAACGTCGATCAGGAAATCCCGCGCGAATACGATGCAGGCGTATTCACGAGAATCCTGCGCCGTATCACGCAGCAATTGAACCTCTTCTCAGAGGGGTTCATCCAGGCATCAACGAACGCGGCAACCGCAGCTCCGACGACTGGCACGTATCAGCAGGGCGATTTCATTCGCAACAGCGCGCCAGCTTCCGGGGGCGTCCTAGGATGGGTTTGCGTGGTGGCTGGTACCCCTGGGACATGGGATACGGTCGGGATTGGCTCTGGCGGCGGCGGTCCGGCGCACGCTACAACCCATCAGAACGGAGGCGCCGATGAGGTAAGCGTCTCCGGCCTCTCCGGCGTGCTCTCCGATCCGCAGCCGCCGATCATCGGGGCTGGCGCGACGCAGGCGGTGGCAGGTAACGATGCGCGTCTCACCGATGCGCGCACGCCTACGGCGCATGCAGCCTCGCACAAGTCGGCTGGCGGGGATTCTATAAAGCTGGACGAACTCGCTGCGCCGACCGATATCGCTACGCTGGACTCTTCCATTACCGCGCATGGCCTGCTTAAAAAACTCTCGAATGTTGCTACCCAGTACATTGACGGCACCGGCAACTGGACCGTGCCGGCCGGAAGCGCGTCCTTCCCAGCAGACCCGAATGCAGACCGGATTTTGTTCTGGGATGACAGTGCCGGCGCCGTGGCTTGGCTCTCGCTCACCGGCCTAGCGATCAGCGGCACGGCGATGTCGGTTGACGCCGCGTCGGATACGGTCCAGGGAAAGATCGAGATCGCGACGCAAGCGGAGCAGGAGACTGGGACTGACGTTACGCGCGCCGTTACGCCAGGTCGCCAGCACTTTCATCCGTCAGCAGCTAAAGCCTGGTGCGCTGCTAATGTCAGCGGGACCATTGACGACTCTTACAACATGACGAGCGTCACAGACGTTGGAGCCGGGGATATCAGATTCAACATCGATACCAACTTCTCCACGTCGAATTACGTCCCGATGGTATCGACGCGAGACGATCTGGTGGGAGGCGCTCCGAGCAATGACTGCGTGCCGCACATTCTCACTACGGACTTTGGCGCTGGAGTGGTTCGCGCGGCAAATCAGAGGATTTCGGACAGCGCTGCCGTAGACCCTGACAAGTGGTTCTTCGTCGCGTTCGGGGACCAGTGAGAAAAATAATCTACACGAGGCCGGACGGTGGAGTTTCGGTCGTGCATCCTGTCCTCAATACGCTTGGCGATGAAGGAATGACTGAAGCGCAGGCCGAGCAGCGCGCATGGGATCGTCTACCTGTCGAAGCCATTGACCCGCAGTTCGTGGACGCAGCGGCAGTACCGACAGACCGCTCGAAGCGACGCGCATGGAGGCGTAGTGGCGGCTCGGTGTTCGTTGACGATGCAGTAGTAGCCGCCCTCCGGGATCAGGATGCAGCGCTTGCCATAGACGGAATGGACAGGCTTCAGTTCGAGCACCTGTTCGACCTTGAGAACCGCATGCGCGCATTAGAGGCCCAGCCGCAGATCACTAGGGCGCAGTACAGGAACGCGCTCATCGCCAAGTGGAAGACGCTGCACCCATGAGCGGCTTGCTAATCGCAGAGGCGGTAAATAGGATGCCCTCGAATGAGCCATACCGTCAGCCTGCCAGCATCGGAAGGAAGATCGACTCTGGGAAGCTCCGTATCGCGCCGCAGGCCGAACTGGACGCGAAGATCCGTAGAGGAGACTACCAGTGGCATCCGTTTCCTCTCGGGTGCGTCATCACTGAAATTCAGCAGTTCAGCACGGAGCGCGTGCTTATCGTGCATTACCTGTTCGGAGAGCGCTTTGATGAGTGGAAGGGGCGACTGGTGGATCACCTGAAGCGCTTCGCGTCAGAGCACGAGTGCCATGCAATCGAGGCTAACTGCAGGCTCGGGCTCGAGGTGGCGCTGAAACCGCTCGGGTTCAAGCGCGTGCAGGTTGTGCTAAGGAGCGATGTATGAACAGCAAGGGCGGCGGCAAGACAGTACAGACGCAGCAGACTTCAGAGCCGTGGCCCGCGCAGCAGCCATACCTGCGTGACGTATTCGCTAAAGGGAATAGTCTCCACGGCCAGGGGCCGATGCAGTATTACCCTGGGCAAACAGTAGCTGCGCAGTCGCCGTACACGCAGCAAGGGCTACAGCAGCTCGCGGGCTCATCCACAGATCCAAACTCTCTCACGAACCTCGGGCGCACAGAGTTCGGGAACACGATCCGCGGCGACTACCTGAACGCTGACACGAACCCGTACCTCAAGGGAGCCGTGGACACAGCGCTGGGCGACGAGGTTCGTGAGAGAGTTTGG